CTGCCCCCGTGACTTAGTGGGATCGGGATGGTGAGACACGAGAAGCATGTCTGTTTGGGCATAGACTTCTTTAGTTCTCTGATCCGGCCTCGGGTACTCATGAACCGGGTGATGCCAGTGGTAGCCCTGTCGATGATGAATCTTCTCGTAGTAAAAGAGGATGTTTTGCCCCCAATCGAACTTGTATCTAAGCCGAGTGGTCTCTGGAGTCCATACCCTTTCTATTTCCTCGCGCCATCCGGGCTCAAGAACCTCATCAAGATCTAAGGAGACACAAACATCGTAGTCACCGGGGATGAGACATAAAGCCGTATCCCTTGCCATATCGAAACGCCACGGCTTTACAGAGATGTCGTAGACTGTAGCGCCGCATTCTCTGGCTAGGCTCGCTGTGTTGTCTGTAGATCCCGTGTCAGCGATCAGAATTAGATCAGCGTCTTTAGCTGAATCACAGAATCGTTTTACAAACTGCTCTTCGTTTTTTGAGATTGCGTATACGCATATTTTCATGTCGTGTATCCATTGTTTTATATAGAGTCAGCCACAGAGTCAGCCACAGAGTCAGCAATCGTATCAATAACAAGGTCGATAGCGACTGGTATTGCCACTGGAGGCTCAGGCTTAGGGACGGCTTTATGAAGCGTTACATACTCGCCGTCGATGATGGGATCACAAGAGGCTAGAACCTCTGTATCGGGGTCGTAGGGCACTTCTTTCACGATATAAGCGCAGTGCTCTAGTCGCCACTCGGGCGTATCACAGCCCGGAAATACGTTGGAGATGAACATCGACTCTAGGGTGCCGGTGTTGTACACGCGGCCATCGCGGATGATTGCGTACATGATTAGCCTATGGGGAAAGGTCCGGTGGGGAGATTCGTGTTGAAGTTGGAGGTGTAACGGGCGTACCTCGTAAGTCGGTAGTTGCTGTAATAGAAGGCTGCGCGTGTACCGCTAAAGGATCCGCTGTATTCGGTGCCTATCGCGAGGCCGTTTCCAGAGACGCCGACAAATGCCGTCGTGTTAGTAGCTCTCGCAGCAGTGTCCTCTACCCCGTCGATATAGCACCGCATATTGTTTGTGGCTGTTCCACTTCTGACAAGGGCAATATGCGTCCATTGATTCAGCGGAACGGCGTTATTCGCACCTGACATGACAAAAGCGCCGTTGCTGTAAAAACGAATTGCATTAGCCGATCCGCCGGTAACCCAAAACAAGAAGCCATTATTCCCAGCCGCTTGATTCCCAAAGACACAAAAGTAAGTATTGTTTGTTGCGTCAAGACGGTAAGCCCAAAGCTCTAGTGTGAAATCACCCGGAAGCGCAATAAGGCCAGCCGTATTCGGAATGGTTTGATAAGCGGCTGTGGCATCAAAATACCCTGACCCAGTGCCTGCGAATTTTGTGACCCTTGTACTTAACTGCGCCGTGCCTACTGATTCAACAACGTTCTTACCCGTCGCATCAACTGCTGCGCCGTTAGTGAAGTTCAGTAGAAGGGAAGTGTTGGGTATTGCTGTTGGTGGGGTGGTGGGGACGGGGATGTTGCTTGAAGAGGTTGGATCGTAAAGTGCTGATCCCTTTAGGACGCGCAAGCCACTAATGTAGCCATTCAAATATGACGAAGGGTTGGCATTTGATCCTATGTAGTTGACTGCGTTGTTAAAGGCGTATGTGTCGCTATTGCTAGATCCAACTGAAACGCCATTGAGCCACATGCGGCTTTGATTGCTGGTGTTCCTACAGATGACTAGGTGCATCCACGCGTTTGCCGTAAAATTGCTAGACGTTACTGAAATGATATTTGCAACCCCGGATTTGCCGTAGTTAATTGATGCGGAACTAGGCGTTACATCAAGGGAAAAGGTGTTTGCTCCTTCTTGCGTTATGGTTTGTGAGCCAGTCGTCGTGCAATAGAACCAGCACTCAAACGTAAATGCTTGTCCCGCCGCAAAATCAAAAATATTGTTCGCTGGAACCGTCAGATTAGACGAGCCGTTGAAATACCCCGACCCTCCTGTGACGAGTGGGCTGACAGCATTTGCAGGAGCGAAAGGAGAGAAGGCTTGTACGGAGGGGGTACCTGTGACGGTAATCGTCTTGCCGGTTTGGTCAATGAAACGGTTTGATTGGCAGGTAAGAAGCTTCGTGTTTGCAGTTACGGTGAGCGGAGCGGTTGGTACAGTAATAGACGCTTGAGTTGCGTCATACGGCCCACTTCCAATGATTACCCTGTGGTTAGATAAAAAACCGTTTACACCATCACCAATTTGAGGTGGAACGGATGTGCCTCCGGCGTTGATTGATAACGTGCTAAGGTCAGATCTGGTATGCGTTCTGTTGCCACCCTGAAACACCGAAACCGTACCACCAGTTCGCACAATAGCAACATGAACCCACTGGTTTGAAGTCGGATTTATGCCTGTAAGCGAATACACAGAACCGCCAATGTACATATCAAAGTTACCATTGGTTGATCCTATAGCACCAATAATTGATGTCGTACTTGCGCCGCTTGTATATTGATTGGTAAAAAATGCGCCTGTAGTCGTTCCTGTGTTGTATACCCACGCTTCAATGGTGAAGTCTGAGTTGCCAAAGACAAACGATCCTGTTGGAAATGCAAGCTTTCCAGAGGAGCCATCGAAACGATTCCCCCACCCCGTAGGACTAAATGGGCTGAACGTACCCTGCGTCGTATTGCCGTTCTTTGTAACGATGAACTCGTTGGGGCTGGAGTCGATGAAGTTGATGTTCTGGGATGGAGCGCGAGTCTGGAGGGTGAGGAGCTTTACATCCCCTGCCGTTGTACCTTGAGATGTCGTTGTAAGCATCTCAGTTGGCGGCGTGAAGATCTGCGTACCATTCGTCGTGCTGCTAGTTTGATACCCCGTAGGCACCGATCCGTTGACGATACGGACGTTGGACATGTAGCCGTTGAAGTACCACGATGCTATTGGGCTTTGCCTTCCAATCTCAAGCGGTCCGGTGCTGCCGGTCATGTTTTTCGACTGAACGGTGTTGGTAAGCATCACACCGTTTGAGAATAGGCGGATCCTATTCCCGCTATCTCTGGTTGCAAGCAAGTGGAACCACGTTCCAGTCACAATCGTGAATGCAGCCGTTACAGAGAAAGAACCCGTCCCGTCTCCATAGCCAAATTCCAGATTGCCCGAAGCGATCCTGAAGAAGAAACCATTGCCGGGAAGCGCGTCCAAATGTGACAGGAGGGTCTGCGGTGACGAGGTGCTATTGAAATAGACGGATAGCTCAATGGAAAACTGGCCCGGAATGTCCCACGCAGCGTTATCGGCAAGGCTCAAGTAATCTGACGCTGCACCCTTAAAGTACCCCGCGCCGGTCGTGAAGTCGGTGGATACAAACGGGCTGTTGTCGGTGATGCGGGAGTCGCCGTTGACAGTGATGGCCTTAGCTGTCGTTGCAGTGTTGGTGTCAATGAAACGATTTGAAGCACAGGCAAGCAACACCTGATTAGTCGTGCCTGTCGGTAGCGCCTGTGCAGTTGGCGTGAAATTGGTGGTGTATTTAGCGGTGCCTTTTAATACCGAAAGATTAGAGATGTAGCCTGTCGTGGTGTATCCGCTGGCGTTAATACCGCCAATCGTTGGCGTCGTTGTTACCGTCCAATTATTGCTATCCGTTCCAACCGCAACAAAAACTCCATTTACAAACAGCCGCGTGTCATTAGACGATGTGCTTGAGCGAGATATGGCTACATGCACCCATGTGTTCAAAGCAACCACACTATTGGCGCTTGTTATTAAATAGCCCGTACCTTGCTTGCCAATTGCCAATGCGCCTGAAGAGCCAACCGTAAAGTACAAAGAACTTGAGGCGTTGCCCGTATCAAATATCACATTTCCATTTGAGGCATAAGCGGCTAAATATACCCATGCTTCAATTGTGTAAGCACCGGTGCCAAAAGCAAAATCAGAACTGCTTGCAAGCGTTAACCGTGTGCTTGTAGCACCATCAAAATAAACACTGTAATTCCCCCCAAAGTACGGGCTGAACGGACGAGGGCCAACGTCACCATTAGGCGTGACAAGGAAGTTATTGGTACTAGCGTCTGCGTTGTAAGACAGGGGCAGGTTCATCGCCTGTGGACCTGTCGTGTTGGGGACGTTGCCTTGTAGAAGTAACGTCGTGTAGTTGAAGTACGGATCGCGCTGGAACGGCCAGAGGTTGTTTCTCTGGTAAACCATCTGATCTTTGAGTGACCAGACTCCAGATGCGCTGCTCTGTGTCGGGGTTACATTCGGTAGCTTGATGATGTTGCCGGGGAAGCGAGACATTATGGGTTCCCTTGAGCGTTAGAGTAACGGAAGATTGCGCCTGTCGTAGACACCGAATAAGTGTTAGATCCAGAGGTGTTATAGCTTGAACTTGATGAGCGAACCTTAAAGCCGTTACTGAGCTTGTCTGCCTGTGTGCCAAACGTCACTGCATTACCGTTGATCGTCATAGCCGTTGGGATGCCGTTAAGGTAAATAAACGGGCCGTCTGTAGAAGCATTACCTGTGAATGTGCCGCTAGTCGTTACCGTTCCCGATGCGGATAAGTTCGTCGTACACAGCGCCTTAAATCCTGATGGTGCGGTATATGCAAAGGGGCGTTGGCCGAAGTTGGCGTAGAAAAGCAAACCAGACACATAGTTGCCGCAAGCAAACCAAACCTGAGAATATGTATAGCTAATTGCTGTTGTTATAACAACGCCATTTTTATAAAACAGCACGGTTTTTGCATCTGAATCGACCGCTATACCAATAACGTCATTTGTTGTTGCCGTCACCAAACCAGATCTAATTAGTGCCGAGTCTTTATAAATCTGACCTCCAGCCCAATACGCAATACCTTCGGTTTGGCTTGCATAAGTAATTCCGCTTCTTGTTGGACCCTGAATGCCAACGGGCCAGCTGGTGTTTGCATCACCTTTTGTAATCTCTGCGTACCATTTGCCAGTGGAAGGAATCGCTATACTTGAAAAAGCCACTTGAGGTGAGGTTGAAGAAGGAGCGTAATCTAAATTGCCGTTTGTTGGTTTTGATGTCGTAATCGTTTCAAGCGGGTTCCACGTCGCGTAATTCCCCCTCACCTCGCCGCCTAGACCCGTATCTGTGCCGTACAGACTCGGCACATCTAACATAGAGTCGTTACCTGATCCTGCGGTGACAGAGAAGTTATTAGGTGTCCAGTTATTACCGTTGCCCGATGTGTCGTAGCCTAATGCTGTCGTGCTGCTGTTGTTGTTGAACCTTAGCCTAAAGCCATTCGTGCCGTAGCTGCCTGTGTAGACTTTAGGTATCCATACGCCTGTCTGGGGATCGGTTTCGCCGAAGGAGGATGGGGTTAGCTGCTGGCCGTCGATGCAATAAACATCGCTCAGATAGCCGTTGAAATAAAAAGCTGCGCTAGGGTGTCGACCGATATTTTGCGCTTTTCCAGAAACAAGAAACCCTAAAAACTGATAATTCTGTATGGGCTGAGTGCCAGTTAAGGTTTGCTCCACATTGTTAACATAGATGCGGACACGTTGCGATGTAGTCGATAACGTCGTATCAATCGCAATAACGATGTTATACCACGCACTAGGATCTCTAAAGACAGCGGATGTTCTTACGTTATAAGTTCCGCCTTCGTCAAAATAAACCTGAATAACATCTTGAGAGTCTTGATCAAACCGCATTGCATCCCTAGAAGATCCAGACACAGCAGCGGTAAGGCCAAAATGTTGATAGGTTGATAAGACGCTTCGTTTTACCCACGTTGAATATGTCAACTTTTGATTGCTAGTTGCCGCGACGGAAGGCGTCCAATTCAGGTAAGTGCTATCCGCACTGTTAAACCGCAGCGATCTCTGTATGACATTAGGCGGTAGAGGCCACGCATTCTGAACCTGAGCCGATGCTTGTTGCTCAAGCTCCCATACCCCTTGTGCTGAGGTCTGGGTCGGGGCTGTGGGACTAGCAGTAATGAAACTGCCGAGATACCGATCTAAGCTCATGTGTTGCTAATGGCTTCGTAGCTGGCAACAAGCTCAATCGCGCTTGCAGTGCCCACTGTGACAACAACCGACTGAGACTCACCGACATACATCGCAGTCGTCTTATCAAGAATCACAAGCGTCGAATTCGCGGGAACCGTGATCTGATAAGCAACTCTGTAAGCCGTTCCACCACCCGCAGTAGCCGAGTTGATGGACACAGTAACCGTCGCAGCAGCCGAAGTAACGTTAGACGCAGTCATGAAGTCGATGCGGTTAACGTAATTGGTGCTTGCCGTGAGTGCTGTCCACGTATTAGCAGTGGTATTAGCAGGGATCAGGTAAGAGGTATTACCTAAGATCGTTGCTACGTTAACGATGTTTGGGTTTGCCATTTTGTTTCCTTAGAAGCCAAATATAAGAGCCATAGCGATGGCCTTGCCTGTCGTCACGCCACCGCCGCTTGCTGCTGCCCACTTAACACCAGTCGCTTGCGTTGCGTCAGCAGTTAAGACATACGCATCAGTACCGACAGCCAACCGAACATTGTCTGTGCCATTGCTGACAATGAGATCGCCCTTAGTCGTTGTCGGAGATAGCGCATCAAACGCCGCAGTCTGTGTCGTCTGACCAGTTCCACCGTTGGCAATCGCTACAGTGCCGGTTACATTCGCAGCGGTTCCCGTTGTATTCTGATTCAGCGTCGGAACATCAGATACTTGTATAGCCGACATTGAGACGTTAGTGCCATTACCTCTCAAGAACTGAGCATTCGTTACAGCTCCCGCAAGAGCATTTATCGCCGCTTGTTGCGTTGTCTGACCTGTACCGCCATTGGCAATCGGTAGCGTACCCGTAACTGTCGTTACGTTGACAGTTCCCAGCGTCTGCTTAAGCGAACCGTACTCATCAAATGTGCCATTCGTTGTCCAAACATCGCCGGGATTCAGCGTTACCTTTGCCGCTACGCTTTGTGTAGAACCATCATCGAGCTTGATAAGTGCAGTGACAGCAGCATTATTCGTGTTCTCGATGGTCAGGTTCTTGATGATGCGTCTGTAGCTTCCTGTAGGCGCAGCAACAATCGTCGCATCCGAGGTTCCTGTGAGAGCGCCGCTGCTCGACCCTTCGATAAACGTTGTCCCATCATTGTCTGCATAAGCCGCCGTCCACTGAGGCTGTGTCGTAGGGGCAGCTAGTAAAGCTACCTTGATTGTCTTTGTGGAGGTAAGAACGAACATCATGTGAAACCCCTAGGAAATGAACCACGCATAAGCAGGACTACCACCACCGCCACCGCCTCCTGCTGGGCCTGTAGGCCCTGTGGGACCAATACTGCCTGTAGGACCCGGAACTGTAGAAGCAGCCCCTGTAGGGCCTGTTGGGCCTGCTACGGTCGAAGCTGCACCCGTGGGGCCCGTTGGACCTGCCACAGTAGACGCAGCTCCAGTGGGACCTGTTGGTCCGGGAACCGTTGAATCAGCGCCGGTTGGCCCCGTAGGTCCCGCGACTGTAGAGGCTGCACCAGTAGGTCCGGTTGGCCCAGCTACCGTAGAAGCAGCTCCGGTTGGTCCGGTTGGACCCGCTACCGTAGATGCAGGACCTGTGGGACCGATGTCACCCGTCGGACCAGTTGGGCCAATATTTCCCTGAGCGCCTGTGGGACCAACATTTCCCGTCGGGCCGGTGGGTCCAACATTACCTTGAATACCAGTGGGGCCGGTAGGGCCGACGTTACCTTGAGCGCCAGTGGGGCCAATTTCCCCGGTCGGGCCAGTAGGTCCCTGACTACCAGTTGGACCAGCTACACCCGTAGGGCCCTGAGCGCCGGTCGGACCTTGAGCACCTGTTGGACCTTGAGCGCCGGTCGGGCCAATGTCACCCTGCGGACCCGTTGGACCGATGTTTCCTTGAACACCCGTGGGACCCTGACTGCCGGTCGGTCCAATATCGCCTTGCGGGCCTGTGGGGCCTGTGGGGCCGGTTGCTCCGAATCCACCGCCGGGAATAGTGACAGTGACCGCATCGCCTACAGCCGTTGCAGCGACACCTAAACCAACAAAGTTAAAGGAAGTGACTCCAGTGGTTAAGACTGAGCCCTCATCCGAGACAGCAATGTTTGTCCCGGTTCCCGCGGGACCCGTGGGTCCTGTCGGGCCGAGGCCTCCTGTGGGCCCAGTCTCACCAGTGGGGCCCGTAGGTCCAGCCACCGTAGATGCGGCTCCTGTGGGCCCTGTAGGACCGGCTACAGTGGATGCTGCGCCTGTAGGGCCAGTGGGTCCGGCTACTGTAGAAGCAGGGCCTGTGGGTCCTGTAACACCTTGCGGTCCTGTGGGGCCGGGGACGGTAGATGCAGCGCCAGTAGGTCCGACATCACCCTGACTGCCAGTGGGTCCTGTGGGGCCTTGAGCGCCGGTTGGGCCTGTAGCTCCACCGCCAATAATCGTGACTGTGACATCACCACCGACTGCTGTCGCTGTAGCACCGGGGCCGGTGATGTTAAGAGATGTGAGTCCTGACGTAATCTGTGTGCCAGCATTGGAGACTGGAATGTCTGTCCCTGCACCCGCAGGGCCTGTCGGGCCGATAACGCCCTGATCGACAATCAGTGTTACCTGTGTGCCGCCGGTGATAGTAAGGTTAACGTCGCTCAATTTGTCACCCCGTTGGATCTGACGAGGAACAACAAAAAGACAATCAGGTCTTGAGCAGGCGTAGATCCGCTAGCAGGGATAGCTATCGTGATGTTCCCAGAAAAACCGACAGGATTGTTGGCGTTAATGTCTAGTTGCACATCTGTTGACAGCACCGACCACGCTGCTTCATCTATCACGAGAGTAAACGATCCACCAGACAGATTCTGATTCGTGATCGTAAGGTTTACTGGACTGGGAGCTGGCGTGTAATCGGAAATATCGAATGTCAATCCGTATCTGGAGTCTCTGACGTTTGAGAGTTGTCTACGGATGATCTGACTTGTGATGGTCGCGCCAGTTAAGTTGAATGGCGAACCCGATTCATTGTTGAGCGTCAGATTCCAGTAAGTTTTCTGGTTGTATACCAGCTCACCGGCAATAATCTGATTGTTGAACCCGCTGACCTGTGTCAACGTATTCTTGTTGAAGATAGCCAATTTTCCCTCGCTCGGTAAGATTGACGTTCGCTAGGCACTCCCAGCAGAACGATGGCTGTCTTGTCTTTTCTTGATTCTACGGCTTTTGCTCTAGCGACGCAATCCTTGCCTCTAGTTCTTTCACCGCGTTGGTTAACACAGCGATCATCTCAGTCATCGCAAGGCCTAGACGCTGACCTTTAGGCGTGTCAACAGACGAAACCACTTCAGGAATGATCGACTCAACATCCTGAGCGATAAAGCCTAAGTGAGGATCGGCCTGACCGATGTAATTGAATTTCACGGGTTGCAAAGCAAGGATCTTCTGAAGTCCACCACTGTAGTTCTGGATGTTCTCTTTGACGTTTCTGTCTGAAGAGTTAACCCACGAACCAGCATCAGCATAAGCATTACCGTTACTGTTGAATGTCCACGTTTGTGAGGCACTGCTCGTGTAAAGAACGATGTTAGCTCCAGTTGCATAGGAACCGGTGCTGTTCGTAAAGACCCACGAGTTGTCTGCAAAGGATGTTCCTCTTAGTGAGGCCGTCTTACCGGAAGCAAGAGCAATTGAGTTTGTCCACGGATCAGGCAGCGAAGGCGTAGCTCCCGTCGGACCTGTAGCTCCCTGCGGGCCTGTTGGCCCCGGAACGGTAGACGCTGCGCCGGTAGGACCCTGCGGGCCAGTAGGTCCGGGAACCGTTGATGCTGGGCCAGTAGCACCCTGCGGGCCAGTAGGTCCGGGATTTCCTTGTATCCCCTGATCGCCTTGTATACCTTGCGGGCCCGTCGGCCCCGTAGGTCCGGCAATGCCTGAAGCCCACGAACCGTCGCCTCTCAAAAAGGTCGTCGTGTTGTTGGGGATGTTTTGGATCTGCGTGAAGCCTGCTGAGGTATTCGGGAAGTAATAAACATTAGAAGCGATGCCGCCAGTCAAAACCCTGATTGCATAACCATTGGCATTAGAAAACGTAGAGCCGTTTCCGTTTGTTAGGGAAGATGTTCTTTCAACGACAAGCGCCTCGGCTGCAAATGCACTGAAGTAAGCGCCCTTAACTAACGGAGATCCAGCTCCATTGGGAACCTTAAGCGTGAATTGACCAGAGGCACCGCCTAAGAACTGAACCGCACAATCCGCATAAGGGTAATTAACGGCATTGACACTCAGGATCTTTGTGTCGTAACCAGATACACCCATCGAGAACCACGGAGTCGTTCCACCGTAAGTCGTGTAGCCCTGAATCTCAAGGTTGTTGGAGTTGTTGATTGTGATCCGGTTTGATCCGGTACCAGAGGCAATCTCTCCCCGGAGATACGCAGCAGACGCATATAAACCGCCAGAGGTCTTGTCGAGATACCAGCCTGCCGTTCCGTAACTGGAAGAGGTCGGAGGAATAGGGCCGTTGTAGTTGTCAGAAAGAATGCTCTGAAACACAGAGGCAGCTATGGGTCCTGTCCACGCTGTTGAATTAGCAGGCACTCCATCTACCGTCACTGCGTTAGCGTTGTATCTTCCCTGTAGATACCAAAGCACCTGACCGATAGAAATGCCGGGAACCGTAGACGACCATCCAGCAGGAACCGCAGAGCCAGATGTCGGTGTTGAGAAAGAAGGTGTGGATGCGGTTTGTGACTGAACAAGATAAGCGTTAATAAAGGCAATACCTATGAGCCCAGATCCACCTGTCGGGCCAGAACTTCCCGTCGGGCCCTGTGCTCCCGTTGGTCCCTGATCTCCCGTTGGCCCCTGACTGCCTGTAGGCCCCTGTGGCCCCGTAGGTCCCGCCATTCCTGTAGGCGACCACACAAATGCTGCGCTCGTAGCCGACAGTGCGCTCTTAGCTGACTCATTGGAAACAGAAAAGGCGAAGTACCACGTTCCACCGGCTATTTGCAGATTCTGGAACTTAACCGTACTTGAGTTTGCAAACGTCGATCCGTTGCTCAGGATTTGAGAGCTGATGACTTTCCAGTCTGTTGCAGAAGGGGTCGCAGAACTCGTATAGAACAATGTGACGGTAGTGACTCGACCTACAGTCGGCATCGTGCAAGTAGCCGAGAATGTAGGAGGCGCAGCAGAAGGCGCAAGATCGCCTAAGACCGGAGCATTCAGACTCGAGAAGTAAGTCGGAGACGGCAGACTAGAGTTAGGCGCAGGAGCAAACGCTGTAATACTTGAGTCGTTATAAACATCAGCATTGTATTCAGATAGTTCTAATGTAGCTCCTAAGTTCCCGTCATCTACCGTAGCCTCGGATACCTTCATGACTCGGAAGAGCTTGTTTGTCCATCCGTAGTCTGCGTTTGTAATGTCAACCACATCGCCCGCATCGACTTGTATGCCCGGATATGTCGAGGTGATGGTGACGATGAGATCTTCTCGTGCCTGTTCTAGCCTTCTATTACCGAGGTACTGGGCTTGCACAGAGTTGTTGCAAAAGTCTAGGCTGGTTGTTTGTCTGTTATCAGGTTCGTTGGGATACCTTAGGCCCGCAGGTGTCTCAAGAAACACCATATCGGGCTGATCCCGATTGTCTTTAGATGGGAACTCAATTTGTATCTGATTGATCTGCTGATTGATGTCGATCGCAGAGACTCTGATCTCGCCGATCAAGTTTGAGTCATTGAACGAAAATGTAGAACTATCAGCTTTGTTGATAATGATCGACCACAGCCCCGAGGCGGCGTTGTAAGCCATCCAACTATCGGAGCACTCCAGCATCTTCTCGACGTTATCTAATACTGGCCTTCCCGTGTCTATGACACCGTTAATTCTGTATCGGGCTTGTGTGGCCGATCCGCCTCCAGAAGGCGTATAGGTAATGGTCTGATCCGAGTAAGTGTTAAGAGCTGTCGCGCTTGCAGAGTCCACGAGACCAGTCATGCCTGCACCGTAACGCTCGTCTGTCATATAGTCGTACCACGCATCGCCGGGCTTACAAACAGATCCGCCTTTAGGAAGGTGCGTGCAGTAAAACGTTATGGGCTGTAGGCCTGTCGTGCCTGCGTCAGCGTTGTAATTCAGTTTGACGATTGCAAACGCTAATCCGTTCATCTGACGGCCAGATGCAGGCCAGCGAAGAAATGCGGGGATCTCAGATCCGCCCATCGTTACATTAGGTGCGGTTCCGTTTACAGGAGTAATAACGCCAGCATTCGTAGATGTGTAAAGACTGATGTACAGATTGCCCGAGATCTTGTCATCGACATTACTTGCACCATCGGTCAGGGATACTACTTTAGTCTGATCTACATTATCAAACGTGATTAAGCGATCACCGTAGTAAAACTTTTGCGTGTCATAAGTAAAGGTTGCGGACGCATCCGACGATATAGAACTTATGGCTATGACGTAATACATCGTCTTTTGATCGGTCGTCAGCACCGCATCGACAAAAGTTCCGCCTAGCCACGCACTGCCATAAACGACAGGGATGGAATTACTGTTAGCAGGAGGCATTTGCTGCCTAGCGCCCATATCCTGAGCCTGCGAGGGCTTGTTACCAAAAGCTCGCGTAACGACAAATGAAACCGCAAAGTTGATTGCAAAGGTCGCAGCTGCAAGACCAATAGATCCTAATGCAGCTCCGGCAGCGGCCATTGATCCATAAACTGCGCTTAAGACAATTGATGCTGGCATGATCTACTCTCGAAAGAAGGTCGCTTGCAAGGGCTTGAATTTATACTTCGTATAGTCTATTTCCGGGCTAGATGGCATCAGGCTTGTACACACAATGTCCACCCGTTTTTGATCCAGCATGTACTGAGCGAGTTGATTAAACCTTAACCACAATCTCCCGCCGATACTTGTATTTCTGTACTCTGGCATGACCCACCACGCCACCTCGTGAAGCTCTCTTATGTGGCGATTCCAAAAGTTCCTGCCAACATAAGCCGCTAGAAACCCGCGAAGATTGTCATCAACAAGAACAAATCCTCGACCGTTAATCATTTGATCGAATAGATTTTTAACCTGATCTATGTTCTGATTTTCTTGTAGCGCCTTGATACCGGCTTCTTTTGCGTAGGCCTTCATCATCTCAATGAAGTGAGGCAGATCGTATTTTGTCGCGTATCTCATCGTGAGGTAAGGTCCGTATCTAATTTGCGTTGAATATCCGTCTCTACACCAACAACCACATCCGATCCCGGTGCTGATTGAGATCCAGACTGCGGTGGAGCACCAAAGTCAAAATACTGTCCAGCAATCGCCGCGACTCGACTCATGCTTGTATCGCCCGAGTATTGTTGTTGCCAGCTATTTACGTTCGTGCGAATGCCTGCAATTCTGTTTTCCAGAATGGCCCTGAAAGAAGCGCAAGAGATCGACGCTGTAACCGTTCTGCTTCTTAATTGCTCGTTCCAGTCCTCAGTCAGGCTGATGTTGGAAACAATCCCCTGATAACGCTTGAAGAACTGCGTGCTAGGGCTTGTGATGATCTGGTAATTAGAGTCGAAGAATCCTCGCCAGATCTCGATAGTCGAGCCCTTGATGTTTGATCCTAAGACCAATGATACGTTTGTCGGGTCAATGCCTATAAGACCGATCACCATATCAATTGATGTGGCCTTGATTTCTCGATTGACTGCACCAACAGACAAAAGACTTCCCAGATTTGAGAACGTCGTGCCGCCAACCGTAATAGGAGCAGCAGCGTTACAAAATGCGTAAGTTGTTGTCGATGTCGTAAGTTTTACAAATTCACCGTGAGTAATGCTTGCGCTATTTAGCGCTGTCATTGGCGTACTCACTGGACGTTCTCCCTAAAGACAAAGTCTGAATTCCACTCTACGAAAGCGCCGTTAGTCATCGGGTTTAACGTGTAAATAGGACAAGACTCCGCAACCACAGAGAACGTGCAGGAAGCCCCTACAGCCGTTAATGTGCCCGTAGAGGGTGTTCCTATCACCGGACGATGTAACGTGACGCTAACGGTCGATCCTGAGCCTCTCAGCACCTCTGCGGTGACCTTGTAGGGATAGTTGCCTATCTGGAGGAAGTCGCCAGCAGCAAAGACGACTGTAGACGCTGAGACAGCGGGAAGATTGCCGACAGAGATCGTTGTCGCGTTAGGCGCAGGAACGCTATCAAGGGTAAGGGCAGCAGCCTGTCCAGACGTAAGACCGCCCTTGTACTCTGTGAACCACTGAAGATTCGTAGTGTTAAATGTGATTGTCGCCGCAGTCTGTCTATCTAGATTGTCAATCGTCTGGATAACGTCTCTGACCTGTGGATAATAAAGATAAGAATGAGGGCGAACCGTGAACACCCACGGAACCGAAGTTACATACTGCGCTGTCCTGACTTGCCCGGATCGTGAGTATTGCTGACCAACCATTCGACGGTTATTAACCGTGATGGACTGGGAGATGTTTAAGATGGTTTGGAAGCTCATGCTCTGCCTCTCGGTGAGAGTGATTTCTGAGCGTAGGCATTAGCTGCCCATACCGCTCGGTTGCTGCCCATAATCCGATCCTCAAAAGACTTTACGTCGATCGCTTGTATGTTGTAGTTGACGACAGTCCCGCCGCCAGAGAATCCGCCGTTAGGCACGATGGTTCCGCTTGCTTTAGGTACAAATAACTCGGGGCCTTGTTCTCCAACGATATAAGGACGGCCACTTGCTACAGGGCCACCTTCTGCTCTAAACAGTCCTGCGAACGATGAGCCGCCGGGAATCATTGCATCAATAAAGCGATTGAGTGCTTTGGTAGCGAATCGCTGGAACAGACTTTGGGCAATATTCTTAAACGCCTGAGCGGCCGAGCTTCCTTTCATAAAGGCATCGACAATTTCTGCGCCTAAGCTCTTAAAGCCATCTCTTAGATCTTCTAGTAGTTCTTTAAGCGGATCGTGTTTTTTAGTAAAGTTTTCAAACGCAAGATCCACTGCCTTCAGATACTCTTTTTGATTTAACAGGCCCGAATAAAATAACTTGTCTAACGTCTCGACTTCTTTTTCTAAGGCTCTTAAGGGATCTATTGTTTGCTTAATTTTCTCTGCGGCTTGTACAAGCGACTCCCAGCTTTCACCCATTAGTTTTGATGGCGTATCTCCAGCAGGTGCCTGAAAACTAAGAGCAAAGTCTTTTGACTCCTCTTTTACAAAGCCTTTTAGCTCATCAAAAATAGTCTGCATTTGTTCCTTAGTAGGAAGAAACGCATCAAGAAAGTTAGGCTTAGTCACATCCTCAGCGACTGTTTTGCCTGCTTTAAGTCCTATCAAGGTCTCTGCTTTTTTAGATGCTTCACCGCCGTACTTAGCGGCCTCAAACCTTAGCGCAGCTTCCTCGCCTTCTCTGAGCTTTCTAATCTGAGCGTCTAAACTTTCTATGTAGGCTTTGGCACGATCCGCTTCTGATTTGGCAGCTTTTTCCGATTCTTTCTCTGCTTTTTTTAGGCTATCTGTTTTTGCATCTGCCGCTTCTTGATATGCCGTAATGACTCTAAGAAGCTGCTCTCTTAACTTCATCCCTTCTTTTGTGGCTTCACCGCTTGCATTCTTTAGCCCAATAACAGCGTCACGAAGCTCCTCAAACGTTGCCTGACCTTGCTCAAACTTTCGTAGGGTAGAGAACAGTCTGGTGGCTTCTTGCTCTGAAATGCCCAGATCTTTTGCTAGCTTCTCAACTGGAGAATCCCTAAACAAATTAAAGATCTCGGGCAGCGCCAACTTCCACATCGGCGCGTATTCGTTTTGTACTGCTTTAGCAAATTCCTTGATCTCGTTTGTTAGCTTTAACTTTGAGATCTGCAACAGCTGGTCATAAAGCTCCATAAGAGCAGGGCCAGCTTCTTTGTGGTAACTCTCGGCTATTTCACTTAGCGATAAAGCGGCTTTGTTATTGGCCTCAATAAACTGAGTCGCCGCATCCGTCGCACCTTTTGTAGCATCGTCTAAGCCCTTAATGTCGCCTATGAGTTTTGTGATGCCAGCAGTAACAAGCGGAATCCCAACAGCCGCAAGAGCGCCCAACACCACACCCATCGTGCCGAATCCACTAAGCAATTGCGGTAACTGTTGGGTAAGGGCTTGTGCAGCAGAAGTTCCAGCGGCAACCTGCGTAGAGAAATCCTGAACCTGATAACCGATGTTCCTCAGGTTGTATTGAAAGTTCTTTTTGGCATTCGCCGCGTCATTGAGAGCGGAGGAGTAATTTTTGGTTTGAGCGCTTGTAGACTCAAACGTACCGGCAAGCTCTTGAGCTTTCTTTTTGGCCTCGTCGGCACCCTTTTTAAACTCTGCGCTGTCTAGCGCTAGGCCGACCTGAAGGCCAGCAATCATCTTACCTGCCACGCTTCCCTCCTAGTATTTCAAGATACTCCGCCTTAAATCCGGGCAGCGAAGTAAAAGCCACAAAGTCGCGCTCTTGTCTTGTCATTTCTTTTGGAGGTACAAAATACGCCTCCATATGAGGGAAGAACTCTTGCGGTTTCATCGTCTTACTGCCTTTGGCCCACGATGACGCAAAGTTATAAACAACCGACATCAGATGAGACGAAAGTATTAGATTGTGTCTAGCACCAATCATCCCATCTCGATACATCAATTCTAACGCTCGAATGGTCGCTACATCAAGGCTATCAAAGACTTCAGGACTTTGACCGTTGAATATGGCCGCCGCCCTGATTTGCAGATATAGCGACCCCGTTAGTTTTTTTTCGTTTCCTCGTAGTCCGGGTTAACCACAGACTCAATAGATTTCACGAGTTCTTTGATCTCGACCTCGGACAATGTATCGGAGATGTCCTCGTAAGAAAGCGCAAACAAATCGTCGCCTTCTTTGAATCCAACCAGTGAGATCATTGCGATCTCGCGCATCTTCATAATTGATTTGTAACGCGCTGCATTCTTCATGCTAGAGCCGTTAACGACAACATCGTCATCTTTGACTTCAATGCCATCGTCTGTAGGCGAAGCGAACTCCCACAGCGACTTGATGAGGTCCTGATATTCGGCCTCTATAAGTTCTGGCGTTGGCTTGCGGAGCTTGTCCATCAGGTTTTTCATCTCGTTACGAGTTGGTACATAAACCTGAAGCTCTTGATTTGCAAAGTTGATTGTCTTGTATTTTTGACGCTGGAATGCGCCTAGTCTTTCTTGTAGTTTCATTTTCGTTTTGCCCTGTGTTTATTTGCCCAGTTATTTAAGTGTGTGCCTAAGTCCGATCTTAAGATCTCCAGCATATTAGGTATAGCTGATTGGAAACCTCGTTTTATAAACGGTCTAGCAGGCTGCTGTGCTGTGCCGTACTCTAAGGCTTCTGTGGCAGGCCTGTAGTCGCCCTTCTCATCGTAATACTTGACACCAACATCCACATAGCCAAAAGCTAGCGTATTCTCGTTAAGATACTTCCTCTTCTTGTCTTTACCAGAAGCTACTTTTGCGCCTACTCTGACGGTTGTCTTTAACCTACCGGTGTCCATAGGAGCACTTGCTTTTATGACATCCTTAGCAGGTACAACGGCTTTCCTAAGTGCAGGCACCAATGATCTTTTTGCAGCAGTCGAGCCAAACTCTTGCTGTAGCTCAAGCAGCACATTCTCAAACTCTTTAAGACCCTTGACCTCAAACTCCATTGGTCACAATCCGCTTAAAGATGTGATCGTTGAGCTTTAGGACGTAGTCAACAACTTCATCAGGTGTCATGCAGTCAGCATGATTAGCTGCGATCTGATGACATAGAGCAATGTTGATGAGGCGCTGTTGCGGGTACCCAAACCAGTTCTTAGCACCGGTTTGGGCCTGCGTGATGAGATAACTCAGCAAATCGTCGCTTGCTCTCTGCATTACTTTGGCTTTCTGTAAGGAGGAAGCCACCGCTTATAAGGCGGATTAAGGCGTGTATGACCAGCCATATTGATTGCCTCTCGGATGAATGGTGAATGTAACTTGCGTTTCAGCGCCCGGAGCTGGATCAGTTGTCCACTGACTTACGCGGCCGTTGAAAGCGTAGTAAACGCTGTTTGTGCCGTCAGTGGCTTTGATGATGAAGGTGCGATCAATCGTGCCGTTGTAGGCATCATCGCGCAACAAACCAATGACTGTATTTGCAGGATTCCACGCCGCCACGCAAGTCATGCTTGTAGGTGCAGACTGAACGGGAATCTTGTCTGACTGACGCGAGCCAGCAACCGAGAAGTTAGCAACCGCATCGTCTTGTCCAAAAGCGGGGATCGCTTCTACGGGAACAAGGTTGCCAGAGACGGCTAACGCAGAAATTGTTGCGTAGTCATCAAGATTGTCAGGGGTTATAGGGGTTGGAGTTGCAGTCGGTTGGCAATAGAGCGAGGCGCTAAAGCCGGGTAAAACTTTATTAGGAAGAGCCATTTTTCACCTCACGCAGGGATGTCTAAAGTGCAATCAAGAAATATTTGATGTAATTTGCTATCGTTATCGTATGTGTTGAAGAGCCAGTCAACATCGACCTTCGACACAAAAAAGAGACCACCAAAAGTGCCTTGATACCCGTGTAAGGCATCCACAATCTGCTGCGCCTTACTGAAACAATTTGCCATCAACTGAGCAAACACCGTAATCTGACAAACCGGTCTGTCTATACCCTTAACCGACTGTGGCCCTGTGTAAACCGGCTGATGAACATCTCTAAGCTGCCACGTTACAAAGGTCGGTTCGCTTGCAAAGTTACGGTTAAACACTGCATAAACCGGAGTCGGCGTACAAACCGTGACCAGTTGGGCTTGTATCGCTTGAGCATAAACAACCGCGCTATTTTGCCCCATCTTAGACTGCCACGCTAGGTTCGTTTCGATAACACATCAGCGAGACCCACTGTCTGTCATCATGCTCAAAGACCTCTGCGATTCGCCAGCTGTTACCTCGGAATGTAATCGAGTAATCTTCCTGATTATCCGAGATCGTTCTCATGTTGGGCGTGTAGTTCACGATGAAGTCCATCATGTTGTCGTACTGCCTGAACTTTTCTAACGTGCGAATCCGATTGTGAACCGACTTAGTTTTTGCTCGCGTCTTGAACCACAGCGTCTCTACCGTCGTTTGTTCACCCAAATTAGTGACCGTAAACGACAGATTGTTGATACTTATCTCATCGACGCGTAAGACCATTACATCACCAACGGCTTGTAGGGTCTAAGAAGCTGATCGACTGCCCACGGAATCTGCTTTATAGGCTCGGCGGACATTGCAGAGCGATGATTGTAGAAATGCGTCAACAACATAAGCCCCGCTTGCTTTACGACAGGATACTGCCCGATTACAGAGCCCTGTAAGGTGTACTGACAAAGCATCGGCGCAGTCATGTAGGTGTTGATGTTGTTGGGAACCTCAAAGAGAACGACTTTGTTCCCAGTGGGGTCGTAGTAGTAGTTTGAGCTTGTAATCGTCGTGAGTGTCGGCGGATTTAAGTCGGTGTAATACTTCACCCAATTGATTGTCACGCCATTCTGCGAGACCTCAGGTAGATCAAGACTTACAGGTGCAGCCATAAGCCCTGAGATCATGTAGGAAGCCTGATAAGTCACATTAAAGATCGGGGTGCCTAAGTAGTCCTCAATCGCCATCCGTGTAGCGAGTTCTAACTGACTTAGGTAATCGTCCTGCGATTCATCCTGAAATAAATTCAACTGGTTGGTGATTTCCTCAAACGTCAGCCATTGAGTCACCGGATCACGGGTGCTCTGAATGACCTTCGAGTAGTTGAACGGGTTACGAGAACCCGCTCCGAAGTTACCTTGCAGTTGGCTAGGCATGATTAAGCCCCAATGAGCCGAACGCCAGCAGTTACATCACGAACGGTCGAGACCATCCGCTTCTCAGCATATATCGTAATCGTTCCCGGCTGGGTCTGCTCCATCCTCTGAAGCGTCATCTCCGAGTGATCGACAATCCACATAAACCGAGGCCAGTTCGCAAGATAGATTGGAGAAGCACCGATCGCTGGAGCATCCAAATAAGGATTCGCAATCACCGGCCAGCCCATAATGTTTATAGCAGGACCTTCGTCCTTCTCGCCTGTCTCGACAAGTGCGTAAGAGTTACCAGAGTGAGTATATTCCCTCAGCGTTGCAATAGCTGTCGGGTGCATCATCCACGCGGTTCCGGGCATTCTCCAGAACTGACCGGGAAGGGCGTTAGCAACGTCTACAAGGCTTTCCCACTCAATACCACCTGAGTGCGTATAACCCACGGTATTAAGGGTGTGTATGCCTGCTGTAATGGCCGTTCCTGACGTTCCGTAAGCAGCGGATGATCCAGCAGTGCCTGCGTACATCTTTAAGCCTCTAAGGCCGTTTGTAGCGCCTGTGGAGGTCGTTGTAGAGCCTGCCTGATCGTTATTGATTGCCATCGACGCGGCTTCGATCTGGCTAAATTCCATTGCGAGATCTTCGACAAGCGCAGCGTCTAATCCGTTAATGTCATCCATCGCCGCAGCCCTGATTGGCATCTGAGCGGAAATAACACGCATCGGAAGCTGCCAAATACTGGTGGCGATATTGGGTGAGCCTGAGTTGGCGTTAACCGTGTAGCCCCACGGGTTTGTGGAGTTAGCAGCGTTACCTGTTTTGACAACAAACTGAATGTCCGAGTCTGCCGTCATTGTCTGATTTGCATAAACCCGAAATGGGTTCCAGTAACGAAGCGATGCAAACACATCCTCGTTATAAACGCGACCACCAACCCCGCTGCCTGAGCCGGTTAGGGCTGAGGCTTCCGCGAGGTTGACAGTGCTTTTGCCCTCGTGGAGAGCCTTTTTCAAGCCTTCCAAAATAACCTGTTTCATAATCTCTCCAAAAGGGAGAGGGCTTTCGCCCTCTTTTATCAAGCAGCCGTACCAGTCGAGCGATAACGCACACCGGCATTAGGATCGCGCACCGAAGTGGCTGCACGAGTCTCGCCATAGAATGTTATAGATCCCGGAACTGTCTGGTCGTATCTCCTGAGAACCATCGAGAGACGCATGACGATGGTGTGGAACTGCTGCCAATCCGCAAAGTACATCGGATAGTAGGACGTAGTCCCTGCTGCGCCGGTGGTGGGCTGGCTAGGATTGTCGACATACTTGTTAACTGCAACCTTGAAGCCGAGCAATTCACCAACAATGCCATCGGTGCGCGAAACACCGTCAACATAGATCGGACGGCCTTGCAGATCGACTAACCCGCGAATGCCTTGAAGCAGAATCGGGTTGATCATGAACGCTGCTGTCGGTGTCCAATACTGCTGTGGCAGGCTGTAAATAAAGTTAACCACATCTTTGTAGTTCACATTATTTGCGGCAACCGTGTTGGCGTTTGTCGTCAACTGGTCGTAGGTAGCAAGCGAGTGCAAACCGTTGGTCGTTGCAGTTCCCGAAGTACCGAAAGCAGCCGTTGAACAAGAGCCACCCGTGTAGGTTGCATTAGCGCCAGCGTACTGATCTAAGCCACGCAGACCATCAGCGCCGCCCGTCGTTACCGAGGTTCCGGTGCCCGACTGATCGTTGTTCTGGATCATCGAGGTTGCCATTGCCTGCTGGAACTCCATCAGCATATCGTCAACAACGTTAGCCTCGAGGCCGTCAATGTCATCAAGTGCTGCGGTACGGATGGGGAACTGAGCGTTCAAGTCCTTAAGGATCACCTGCCAAATGCTTGTGGCTTCAGTCGTAGGTGTGCCGTTATTCTGAACGGTGTAGCCCCACTGAGCACCTGCATTGCCGGTCTTGACGCGGAACTGATAAGCCGAACCGTCAGTTGCGACGATGCGCGACAGATCCATCAAGGGGTTTCCGAGACGCTTTGCGGCGAACACGGGATCGTAAGCGGTACGGCCACCAACGTCGTAACCCGAACCCGTAAGAGCCGAGGCTTCTTTGATGTACGCTTCGCATTGATCGACAGATTCAAAGATCTTGACTTCACGCTCGATGTTGTTACCGGCCTTCATGTACTCCTTGAGAACGTCTTTGAATCGACGATTTGCTTCGCCACGGACGGTCTTGTGAATAGGACGGATGATAGAAGGAGCGGCAACTTTTGCCTCTAATGCGGCAATCTTTGCTTCGGTTTCGGTTTTAAGAGCCTCGACAGCCTCAGCAACTTTTACTTCGACGGCCTGAGCGGTTTCTGCCAATTTGGCAGCGCTAGATGCTTCGATTGCATCCAGTTTTTCAATGACTTTTTCCAACATTTTGAAATCTCCTAACGGGTTGCGATTGCTTTCAGCAGCTCGCGATATTCAAGCGCCTCTAGCAGTTTCACCGCTGCGTCCGAATCACTCGGGTTAGCGGGTTGCTTAACAGATTCAACATCACGTTGTTCAATAATCTGTTTTAGCAAT